GTAATGGAGGTCAATTTGTATTAAGAGGTCAAGATTTATTACTTGCAGTAAATAGAAGCCAAAAGGCATCAAACATTAAAGGACAAACAATCAGTTTAGCATAATGGCTTACGGATTAAGATATACGATAACTCAAATCTTAAGGAATGGTAATAACCAAGTACTTGAGATTTATGAGAGAGATTATGTTGCTGGGATAGTTAAAACCTATAAGCCAGTATCAATAATAGTTCAGCCTAACTCAAACGAGGAATATCCATACCCTACAATAATATCTACTCAGGTTAACTTTTCTATATTATTAGAAACGCAAGATGATTACGACCAATTCCCCAATGTACTTACTCAAGATGATAGGAAGTATTATGTAGTACTTAAAGAAAGTACAAATGTAATGTGGAGAGGTTTTATGTTTAATGATTATACTCAAATGGGTTTTTCAACAGGCATAACTCAAGCAGACTTTACTTGTATTGATGGTATTTCATTTATACAAAATATTGAATATGTAAGAGATGATAGTATTAATCAATTAGACACTCAATTAAATGTAATTAGTGATGGATTAAAGTTAATAGCTTATCCAGATGTATTAAATTTAGTTGTGGCTTGTTCATACTTTGCAGGTGGTATGGTTGATAGGCAAGATGCAGTAAGTAACGAGCCATTTAGTCAAATCTATCAGTATAGAAGGGATTTTATGGGTGAGTCTTATTATGATATTATTGGCAAAATAATGACCTCGTTTAATTGTAGAATGTTCCAAGCAAATGGAGACTGGTGTATATTCTCAATGAATGAAATGGCAGCTACTACTAATTATTTTACTAAATATAATATTTTAGCTACTCCTACAATAACAAGTAGTGGTGTTTTAAGTAATACAGTTAACATAGTTCCTTATGCAGATGGTAATGTCCATTTTATAAATAATAGCCAAATTAAGCTATTAAAAAAAGGATTTTATAATATACAGGGGAGAGGTGCTTATGAATCAGCTTTAAACTATTGCGACAACGCAGACTTAAAGTTAAATGCTTTCCCAACTAATACTGCTACTGGGTTTGTTTTAGGTGCGACAGGAGATTCAACTGCTACAATAGTACCAGATACGGCAGGTCAATTTGATGCAGTTTCTTTAGTAAGAAATACAAGTGGATTAGCTAGTATTGAGAATGGTAATTTAGCTGCTCCTAATTATTTCCTTCCTTATATTGGGGAAGTTCCTTTTAAATTAAGTTTTGAACATACAACTTCAACAGGTGCTAAATTGCAAATTACACTTAATACATCAGGAGGACTTAGATATTTAGATACTAATGGACAATGGCAAACTACTTTACAAAATATTACAATAGACCCATCTGAAAATTTTACTACATATACTAGAGACATTCCACCATATTTTGTATCAAGTGTTGCAATCTTTGGGTATTTAAAGTTTAAGATTATATGTGATGTGTCAGGTCAAGCATCATTATTACAAAACTTTATTATACAAAGAGGAAGTAGTGAAGTAAAATATATTGAGGCAAACTTTGTGGCCGATAATACAATACAATCTACTTTACAAGTATTTGAACAACCCTATGGCAATAACTATCCTACTACTTATACCTTTTCATCTAATAAAGGTGTTTTATGTGCTTCGGATGGTACATTCTTAGAGAATTGGTATTCATCTTGTCCTAGTGGCACTCCTTTAGGAGCAGTAGATTTAATTGTATTTATGACTTATCAAAATATAAGAAACCTAAATAAGAACGTAGCAACTGTGGAATGTGATTTAGGAGAACATACTAGCAGTGGGGCATTTGTCTATTTAGATAAAGTATTTACTACAACAGACACAGTTACAGGAAACTTATCTTATACAGGAAAGAAATTCATAATGAATAGGGTAAGTCAAAATTCTTATGTAAACGAATTAAACTCAGTTCAGTTAATTGAGGTAAGTGTTGCTACAATATCGGCATTTATCATTCCAAATTACATAACTGATTCAGGTCAACTAGGTCCGTTCTGGTTAGCACAATTTAATATTAATATAGTTTAACTTTGCAATATGGCAGATAAAGTACAAGGTAATAATATGATTCTCTATTGGCAAAATCCCAATGGAGTATTCTATCTAAATGGTGGTGTTTCACAAGGCACAATAAGTGGTAATACTTACTATGAATTAAGTTCTACTGAAAATGTAGGTGCTAGTGCTGACTTTACTGCAACAGGAAATAATGTTATAGCTAGATTTATTACAGATGTCAATAAACCTAATATGACTTCTATCCTTGCTGGAACTTGGACTTTTAATTCTTATGTATCTATTACAACAGATTTAACATCTAGCCCATCTTTTTACTTTGTAGTATCTAAATATGATGGAACTACATTTACAACAATAGCAACAAGTTCTACTACTGTTTTAACTTCAATTAGCAAGACTTTATATTCTACATCATTAACATTCCCATCTACTGCACTTGGTGTAACTGATAGAATAGTAGTAACTGTATTTCCTTTAAACGTAGGTGCAAGAAATATTACTTTTTACACTCAAGGAACTAACGTTTCTAAAGTAACGACTACAATACCAACAGACATTCCTTTTGCTTGTTCTACAAATTGTTCTTTCTCAGTTAATGTAGACCAAAAAGAAGTAACATCTCAAACAAGTGCTTATTATCGTGAATTTAAGAACGACATAGCCAATTGGAGTGTGAATTGCGATGGATTGATAACATTAGAGAATTACGGATATTTATACCTATTGCAAACGCAACAAAATAGAACACAAATAGCGATTAAATTTGCTATTGACAATGGAGTAGATGGCTTAGTAATTATAGGGGGGAATTGTAATCTTACGAGTTTACAAATCAATGCTCCTTATAAGGACATAGGTACTTATTCAGTAGGTTTACAAGGTTCTGGTGCTTATACGACTTCAGGAGTTTCAATAAATCAAAATGGTGTGATAATAACGGCAAGTAGTCAAGTTTATATGAAATCTGCAACGGCAGCTGGTGGAGAAACTACTATTACTTTTGCAGATATGATAGGAAAGACTTGTTTAGGCTTTACAAGAGGTGGTGTAGAGGTTAGAGAGATACTTACAACAGGAACTCCTACAAACGACCAAATCAAGTTTACAAGTGCGAGTGGGGTGGTTACTTTTGGTAGAGCATTAGAAGTAGATGAATTTATTAGGGCGATTTTTCAATAGTTATTATTAATAATTATAATATGAAACAAATAAAGGGTTATTTAAATTATCTAGTTAGTTTAAAATATATATAGATGAGCAATCAATTACAAATATCAGGAGCAGCAAAGATTAGGACAATTCAAGGTCCAGTAGTGGCTAATAGTGGTGTAATAACTGCATTAGATGGCGATGCTTCTCAATATGTTAGAGGAGATGGTACTTTAGCTGATTTCCCTACATCAACAGGTGGAGGTAGTTCGGTTTCTTATTATCTTAATACAAGTGTAAGTCAAGGTACAATAGGTGGGGTTGCTTATAAACAATTAAGTAAAACTCCTATTGCTGGTGCTGGAACTGATGTTACTATCTCGGCTAATGGTTACATAGCTAGTTATTTAACTGATGCTAATGACCCTGCTTTATTAGAAGTACCTGCTGGAAACTTTAATTGTGAGTTTTATTTTAGTGTAAACTCTAATGCTCACAATCCTTATGTTTATGCAGAACTTTACAAGTATGATGGTACAACTTTTACTTTATTAGGTTCAAATCAAGCAATTCCAGAATATTTAACTAATGGAACTACATTAAGTGCTTATTATTTTGCTATTCCTGTGGCTACTGCCGTCTTGACTATAACGGATAGAATAGCAGTTAGAATTTATGTAAATGTAGATGGTAGAACTGTTACTTTACATACTGAAAACAATCATTTGTGTCAAGTAGTTACTACTTTTTCTAAGGGATTGACTACATTAAATAGTTTAACAAGACAAGTACAATTCTTTGGCACAGGAACAAGTGGAAGTGATTTTAACATATCAAGTGTAACGGCTACGCATACTTTTAACATTCCAGAT